ATGAATAAAAAATTACTAATGAATTTTTTTATCGTAAGCCCTTTGTTGCTTGCGACAATCGCTACAGATTTTACCCCTGTTCCCTTATTATCTAATCAAATAATCAAAACTGCAAAAGCATCTACAAACGATAATATAAAGGATTTGCTAGACTGGTATAGTAGTGGGTCTGACACTTTTACAAATAGTGAAGTTTTAGATAATTCCTTAGGATCTATGCGTATAAAAAACACAGATGGCAGCATCAGCCTTATAATTTTTCCGAGTCCTTATTATAGCCCTGCTTTTACAAAAGGGGAAAAAGTTGACTTAAACACAAAAAGAACTAAAAAAAGCCAACATACTAGCGAAGGAACTTATATCCATTTCCAAATAAGTGGCGTTACAAATACTGAAAAATTACCTACTCCAATAGAACTACCTTTAAAAGTTAAGGTTCATGGTAAAGATAGCCCCTTAAAGTATTGGCCAAAGTTCGATAAAAAACAATTAGCTATATCAACTTTAGACTTTGAAATTCGTCATCAGCTAACTCAAATACATGGATTATATCGTTCAAGCGATAAAACGGGTGGTTATTGGAAAATAACAATGAATGACGGATCCACATATCAAAGTGATTTATCTAAAAAGTTTGAATACAATACTGAAAAACCACCTATAAATATTGATGAAATAAAAACTATAGAAGCAGAAATTAATTAATTTACCACTTTTTCTGTAATAATTATTAATAAAGGGAGTCCGTTAATTATAATAAGCGTTCTCCCTTTTATCTTTATAACGCTTTAATATAAAGCTAGGGTGAATTAGTAAACTAATCCTCACTAACTCAATATGATAATCGTTTTTACTGTAATCAATCCTCTAACGGTATATCATCCACAATCACAGTATGATTAGGATTAGCGTTAGATACCTCTTGTACCGTCTTATCTAAATCTTCATCATCGCCATCCCATTCACCAATATTAATGAATATAGGCACATTCCCGTTAATATCATGCTTATCTGTAAATAACTTATGGTATTTACCCAACATATCACGAGCTTTTAAACGATCACTAGGTTTTATTGGTACCTCTATCAGTTCAACATGTTCGTTATAGACTAGCTGTACTTTGCCACTTTGTGGATTCTCTTTATATTCCCCTCGCTTGACTACAACTTCTTTCGTTTCTGTCTCATCACCGACTGCCGCATTCGTAAGCACATGTAGTAACTCTTTTGCGGTTAATACATTCTCATCTATAATCTTATCTTTTTGTTCTTGTATATATTGCTTGATGTGTGGCTTCTTTAATAACCTACATCCTGTCACATGTGCACTATTTGCGCTATAGCCTGCTTTTATGGCACTTTGTGTTACATTAAGTGTTCTTATATACTCATTCACAAAACGCGCTTGTTTTGCCGTTAACTCACTCATTCTATCACCTCCACAATTTTATCTAATAAGGTTTCATACCATAATCTTACAGATTGTTCTGAACACTCTAAGACATTGCTAATATCTTTAAAACTACGTCCTTGTATTAAAGAATCGAAAATATAAAACTCTTTGTCATTAGCTACTTGGTCAACAATCATTTCTAAGTGATTCTTTACAATATGATCATCAATGTTATCGTCTGCCATCCATTCATTAGAATTTTCATCACCTATTGAAAAGAATTCATCGGTATTTATTTCATCATCTATCAACACATCACTTCTAGTTCGCTTATGATAATCACAAACGAAGTCTTTTATTTGCTTTTTATCCATTGTTACACCACTTTTACATATGAAGATTGGTGATATGCATTTACTCGTGCAATCTTACTGTTTTCAATTGCTGTATTTCTTTGTTTTTGACGTTCTGAACGTTGTTTAATACTTGCTTGATACAAATCAACTTGTAAGCGTTCAATGACGTTGTAAGGCTTATATCGTCCATTTGAACGCATATATTTTACAACTTGCTTCTGCTCTTTTTCTGTATAATGATTTAGTACCTTTTTCAACAACGCCATATTATTTATAGATCTATTTTTATAGTTTTGTAACCCTGCTTTTGTTTCAATAATTTTGATAACTAATTTTTCAATCGGATATGAGACAGACACGACCCCCATTATTTCATCACATGTTGTGGTCGACGCACTCATATGGTACATACTTTCAATTTGGAATTCACACATCTTAATTTTTTTATTAATAAATGCTGGGTTAAATTGCGTTAATAGTTGATACTCAGATAGTTTATTGTCGCCATTACGATAATATAAACAATTCTTCGTTTTAAGCAGTTTCATTTATTCACCCCTATAAACAGAGCCTACCCGAATTGGATAGGCAATCATTGCTATTTAATAATCCTGTTTTGCTTAGCTAAATTTTGTAGCGTTGTACCATATTGCTTTTGCTTAGACTGTTCTGATTGTTGTAACTCACTTGAAATCTCCTGCATATTGTTTTTAATATCCAAATCAACTGCATTTATTAATAGATTTGTATCTTCTTCATTTAAACCAAATGCATTTGCGACCTTTTTAGTATTATTTAACTCGTATTTTGTTTCCATTTAATTACCCTTTCTTTTTAACGTTTTAAAAACAACTTGTTATTGTGTTCGTATGGCAAATCATTACCATTAATATATGATGTAAATATATTTTCTCTAAAGTAGCCATTCAATGCTTCCCTAGCCTCTTTATCATCATATAATTGTTCTTGACTATAAATACTCGCATATTGCTGATGCTCATCTTCATATCTATCATTAATATCTTCTATTTCATCAATGATCTCATTATATGCATCGACTACCTTTTTTAATTTACCTAAAGCTGATTGTTTTTCTGATTCATATAATGATGACAACTCGCTTTGATGTTTTAATAATTCAATTGTCTTTTGATATTTAACTTCTTTCGACACACTTTTCTTTGTCTCTAAGCGTTTATTAAGTGCTTTTAGTTTCTTTTCATCAGCATCTGTTGCTTGATATAGGTTATCTGCTTTATCATCTTGTCCATCCATGATTAACTGTTTATATGTGGACTTATCTATCTTTATTTTACTCTCCAATGCATTACGCTCTTGTTTCAATTCTTGTATAGCCTTTTGTTGATCTATTACAAATTGGTTGTATTCTTTAAAGTACGATTCAGTTTTCATTTTTATCCCCTTTACACTTTAATTCGTTTCAAAGCTTCATAGCGTTTCATACTGCCATCAGCTAATTTCTTAATACTTCTCATCGCTTGTTGCTTTTCTTGTTCTGTCATAATGATGTAATAACCACGTTCACTAGGTTTATAACTGCACCCGATAGGATAGCCATAATCATATACTAATGAATTGATTACTCTTCGTAACCATCGTTCATTGCTTGAATTATATTCATATCCCAATTGATTTAAGATTTTAGTTTTAGTAATATACTTATTGGACGTATTTTTTATCACATTGAAAACTTGCAGGTGTTCGGTGGGTAAATGATACGTCTCTTTTTCTGCGATACTTTGCATTTCTACACCTCTTTCTTTTAATTATTTCATACCTAAATTATACCATTTTTACAGGTCTAAAACAAACTTACGTTCGCTTTATAGCGCGTTTTATCAATTGTTTAGCTTATCATATATAACACTTATAAAATCATGTTATAAACTTAACGTTAGGCTTTTCACATTAACCTAATATAGAACTTAAGTTCGATAAAATAACACGAACAAACAGCGAACAAACTTAACTTTTAGGCCTATGCCAAAAACACAAACTTTAGCTTGTATTAGCGTTAACAAAGTTCTCACACCTTGCACAAATCTTGCCATTTTTTCAATTCTCAAAGACTGTATACCTTCCGATGTTAAAAGCTAACACCTTTATATAACCTTATTATTTTCAAAGCCATAAAACAGCTCAATATCAACATTTCACACTTTTTTGAATTTCGCCTACCTATCTATTAACTCACTATTGTTGCAACCTTTACATTTTAAAACTTCTATACCTTATACTTTTATATTAGGAGCCACACACCACGTGAGACTCCATATTTAATTACTTATTCAAACTGTAATAAGATGACTTCAACTCAGTTAACTTATGCTCTAAAGCCTTGTAATCCTCTTGTGTCGCATTCTCATCTTGTACAAACTCAGTTACTAATCTCAACCCCTCAACTAACTCTGGTGCTGGTTCATTGATTCCTGTAGCTAACTGATACAACATTTCAATATTCGCTATCACATCAGTATTACTCGATTGAATGCCCTCAAGTGTATCGGTATCAAATCCATTTTCTAGGTACTCAAACACATCACTATTATTTGATTCTGCATATGTTTGTAATCCATACATAAAATACTCATCTTCAAATAATTGACTGGCCATCATATCACTAATAGAAAGCTGTTTACCGTCATGTAATTCATAACCTACATAATGACCTTCTATACTTCTTATAAGCCCCTCAGTGTGCTTAGGTGACGCTAATTCAAATGATTGCCTTACTTTACAATCTTTAATATATACATGACCGAATAACTTCCCATTCATCATCACGTATGCCATATCAAATGGATCATTGTATAACTTAAAGCAACATGGTTGCACTTTACTATGTTCTAATAATCCTGTGTAGTACCTTAGTAACGTGCCTGCTCGTGTTTCAAATTGGTTTACGATAGTTTCTATGTTCATTTGATTTTCTCCTCTTTATTTATTCTTAATACCATAGGCACCCATGAGGGCACGTCCGTTTGTTGTCCATCTTCTGGATAACAAATTGCTAATGGTAAGTTAGGAACTCTACCATCCAACAAATAACGCATTACAAAACTACCTCTATACACTAAATCAAGTTGTTCACTTTTAACTAATTCAATCAGCGCAAACATTGTAATTTTGTTCCATCCACTCCAAAACACAATATTCTCATCCTTATCGTGTGTGACACTGGTTCTCCCTATATAGTCGTGATTCATTTCTTTAAACAAATCTTCTAACTGATATATCGGTATCTCCTTATATTCTTTTACATAATCGTATATATACTTTTTAAGTTGCTCTTTATCCATGTGTTACCTCCAATATTTTTAAATGGGAACTAGTCCCCGTTGAATTCCCGACTTAAAATACTTATCGGGAACTAGTCAAACCATTGATATATAAACTTTAAATAAACTTAGTTCCCGTTGTACCCGTTAAAAATTTTCTATCATATATGGTATAAAGCTAACAACATTTGTTCGTTTTCAAATAATAAATAATAATATTATTTATTGGGAACTTCGGGAACTATTAACTTTAATTGCTTGTGGTTAAAGTAGTCTTATAGTTCCCGTTTGTATGTTTTTCGCGGGAACTTATCGGGAACTTTGGGAACTATTTAATAATCTGAATAAGGATTATGAGAATTCGAGAAATCAAATCCTAATTCTTCAAGCATTTCTTTGTTTATAGCAAATCCTCTATACTTAATGTTTTTGTGACTCACCTTTTTTTGCAAGCGATCTTTTTCACCTTTAATTAAATATCCTTTTTTGCCCCATTGACCTGTTATAGTCTGCATTTCATGACCTAATTTATCGTGTACAGTTTGACCTAATATACATAAATAATCACGTTTATATATAGCTTTGATGTCACCATTTTTGACTGAACTATAGCCATCACCAGCGATATTATTTCTATTTGCATCTAAATATTGTAATAGTTCCTCTAACAGTTGCTTAGGTTTATCAATCGTCTTATTGTTTTTAACCATGCTGTCATAGGCTTGTTCGATAATTTTAAAATGGTCATGTTCAAACCCATCAATATCATTCAAAACCTCACCGGTAACTTGTAGTAACGCAAAGGCACGTCCTAAACGTTGCATGATTTCATTACTACCTTTTTGATTAAAATACCGTTGATAGCTCTCAAAAGCGTTCTTATACACGTCTTTTTTAGACTCATATTGTTTAATAAATGCCAACCCTAATGTTCCATAGTTCTCCCTAAACGATTTGTCTAATGTGGTAAAATCAAAATTATCTGGATATGGTGGATCTTGTAGTGTAACTACACGTGCTGATACACCCGCTTTTTCATCAGCCATATTTGCGATAGATGATTCACCAGTAGAAATTAAAATATTTCGCCATTCTTTTTTAGCATTTAGCGTTAAATTAATATTACTTCTCGATTTACTTTCACCACTAGAAAAGTTATATGTGGCACTGGCAACAAACTTAGGATGTGTGTTACGCGTATCATCTTTAAACATTGGAAATGAGTTCAAAAATGACGCCATTGATTCAATACTATTTTGAGTAGAACTCCATGTCGTAATAAGGTCACTGGTTCCCCAAACACTTGATACTAAGTTGAGTGTGAATGTTTTACCTGTGGATGTACTACCTGATATTTCTACAATAAAGGGTTGTAATCCAAATTCTCTTAATAAAACCGAACCTAAAGAGGCATATAACATAACCATTACCATTGGTAGATCTTTTATTTGACCGAACACTTTTTTAGAGTAACCTTCTAATGTTCCTTTGCTTTGAAAAGAGTCTATTAACTTTTGAAATCCTTTATCATTACTAAACAACTTGATATTGCTGTCTTTCATCACTTCTTGATAAGGATAAATAAAATAACCTTTCACATGCCCCAAACGCGTTGCAACTTTAACATTCAATGGTGGATTATACCGTTTAGATGCATTAATATAATCAACAAGTTTAGTAGATGTCGACGATGTTACATCCAGCTTTTTATTAACCAATTTCAAGAGTTGACGACTATCTGAAATTTCTTCGGCACTCACAGCTATATTTACTGGCGTTTTATTGTCATAGAAAAGCATATTAAAGCTGACTTCGTTACTCTCAATATCTTCAAAGCGTTCAGTGATTTGAGGGATTGTACTTGTGATAAAAACCTTTTTATCTGGCTCGCCTTCTTTTTTACTTGGTATAAGTTGATTTAAGGCAATACCGCATTGATGATGTTCAATTTCATAACCTTTTGGTATAATTTCTTGTAAGGCACTATCTTTTTTATTAATTTTTTCAATTTTATCAAGTACATCACTTTTACCTGTTTCCATACAAAGCCCCTTTCTAATTGTTATAGTGTTTATTTAATATCGATTGAAAAGTGGCGTTGATTTCTTGTTCTTTCATAGGTGGTTTACATGCGAATTGCCCCCATAGTAAAGCAAATGAATAAACAATATAATCATTAACGTGACATCTTAATAAATGCCCAATTAAGCTAGCTAGTGCATTGTTACGATTGCCTTCGGTTGTTCCAAAGCATAGCTCGCGCCAGTACTCACTATCGCGTCGAGTGTATCCTATGACATTAGGACTAGCATTTGATTGTTCAAACTCCTTCGACCACTGTTCGAGCATATCAACATTCATAATTGGACAGTCATTCACTCGCTTAATAAATATGTGTCCTTTTTGAATAACTGGTAACGCAAAACATCTACTTGGCTGATATGAACCTTCATCCACTTTATGGCCAATTTTATTTGCTAATACTTTTGTATATTTACGATAATCATCTGCACTTATTCGCTCATTTAGAGGGATATACAGGCGTATTCTAGCTTGTTCAGTTCTGTGCGAGTAACTTGTGTGCCAAAACCATGCAACATTGCTTAAAGCTGAGCTGATTGCTTCATGTAATTGCTTTAAATCATTTATTTCATCATAATCAAGTACAATCACATCTCTGTATATGACATTTTTATCGTTTCGATGCTTTTTGATAATTTCACCTTGATCATTTGCACCGTTTTTAATATCACCGTAAACAGCAACACCACGTGCATACTTATAATTTGCTTCTATAGGTACAGACAGTTTATTAACCAACTTACTCCAATTAATTTTTGAAAAGCTATTAAATGAACGTGAGTCTAAACTTTCATAATGTACCACTGAAACATGTGTGTCATATTCTAATTTAATTTCATTCATTTTTTGCACCTCTAGTGATTCACAGAGTAAAAAATGTTATAATAAACATGTGTAATTTCTAAATTACTCTGTGATTTTTAATTTTTGTGCGTCATCTGATACCTCGCCAAAGTTCTCAGATGATGCTTTTTCTATTTCATGAAATTTTTGTATAAGTTCACCGAATTCTTTTAAGTACACATGTAATAACTCAACTGTATGTTCATTTTGTATACGATGTTCTAAATAGCTAGCAGAAAAATTAATATGTTCCCGTTTTGTTTCTAATTCATTTTTTACAAATCTATCTTCAACAAACCAAGCATGTTTGATAGCTACATCATTGATTTTTTCTTTTACCGCTTCAATATCACACATTAAATCTTTAATTTCCCAATTCATTTATAATTCCTCCACTTCAATATTTCCCGCAATGTAATCTAATGCCCACTCTAACATTCCAATCACGTGTCCTTTGCGATCTGTTGTATGTTTGTGTTCACCTTTTTCATCTATGACACTATAACGGTAAACGTGTTGTGTTTCTTTCATGACATCACTTAGCGTCATTGTTACTTCATCAAGAATTAAAAATGCTTCATCTTCAAAATCTAATTCAGCAAGAATATTGAACAATCCATTATGAACTAACTTTAAAGCATATTCATATAATGCTTTATCCTGATAATGATAGTCCTTATCGGATTGAAACTTATCTTCCTCGTATAATACTACTTCTAATATTTTAACCACTTTTGATAATTGATATTTTTGTTTGATTTCCATCTTAACTACCTACTTTTTTCTTATTTTTAATTTCTGTAATTTTTGATAAATCCATTTCTAAACACACAACTTGAACATCTTTACTAACATCAGGAAAGTACTGTTCAAATACTTTTGGCGGTATATTTAACATTAAATTATGTTGAGTATCTTTAATGTTGTACCAGCCAACTACTGTTTTTGTAATAATCACTTGTTTTCGCACGTTGTAATCTCTCCTGTTAAATTACATCCTAAAGTTATTAGCCAAGCATAAACGCTAAAAGCAACATACATGTTAGATATTGCTAGTAATAATATTGTTAACAATGAAACTAAGCAGATATAAGTTAAGTAGATTTTCATTGCCTTGCCTCCAATAACTTTTTGATATTGACTTGTTTAAAGTCGTTATTCTGGATATTCATATGAGCAGTAAGCTGTTCCATGAATTCATCTACATCAGACTTTTTGAATCTGTACGTAGATCCGACCATATAATATTTCATGCCATTATTAATAAGTAATTCTTCAATAGTAGGCTTACTTAAATTCAGATAGTTAGACAACTCTTTGTAAGTCATAAAATATTTCTCTTTCGCTAATTCGTCCACACGTGCATTGATAGCCTGCTCAAGTAACTCACGTGCTTCATCTTCATCAATATTAATGTTGAACATTGGTTTATGCCTCCTTTACTTCAAATTCAAATAATTCATTTACCTCAACTTGTAAAACTTCTGCCATTTTCTTAGCTAATTTAGGGCTTGGAATCTTTTTACCATTAATAATTTGGCTTAAATAAGAAATTCCAACACCTGTTTCACGTGATAAATCAGATAAATTAAAGCCTTTTAAGAACATGGCTTCTTTAAACTTTCTAGTATTCGCTAAAATAGTCATAATTAAAATCCTCCTTCGTTTTTGACTGACTTCTCAATCAATTTATAACTTTATTATACATAATCGTTTTTCTTTTGCAATAGTTTTTCGACTGACTTCTCAATCATTTTTTATTTTTTTGTACATAAACGTCCAAAAAAATGCTATTATTAACATAATTAGGAGGTTTGTAATGATTAGAAATAGATTGTCTGAACTACTGTCAGAAAGAGGACTAAAAATATCTCGTGTTGCAAAAGATGTAAAAATAGCAAGAAGTTCACTTACTTCAATGGCACAAAATGATTCTGAAATGATAAGATATGATGCTATAGATAAATTATGTAGTTATCTGCACATATCTCCTTCAGAATTTTTTGAACATAATCCGATCAATTTTGACTTTACTTTTGATGAAGAACCGAATTATAAAATTAATGATGTTTTCGAGGGATTTGAAGTAACTGCAAACATTACTCACGCTTTTTCGATTGAAAATTTTGACTTTGAAATTTTAGTAGACGTCGAATTAGATAATAGGCAAAAATTAAATTTTGACTTAGACGTCTCATATAAAGAAACTGAAAAGATAACTAATTCACAACATAGATTTATTTTCACGATTAAAAATGAAGATGAAAATATCGGATTAAAAAAATACGTTGATAGTTTATCTGCAGGCCTTAAAAACTTGTTATTTAAAAAAATTAACCAAAAGTTAAGTGGGTATGTTTCTGAAATAATAGTAAAAAATATAGACGATATTGAAGAGCTTTTTCCAAATAAAGGCGAAAAAAGTACGACTCTACATAAAGAAATTTTACAAACTGATAGCCGTTTATCTAGTGATATTTTTAAAGAATATTAATCGAGGTGATCAAATGGCAAGTTATGAAAAACGCGGAAATACATGGCGCTATCGTATATCACTAGGAAAAGACGCAGAAACGGGCAAATATAAATATATTTCAAACTCAGGTTTTAAACGCAAATCAGACGCTAAACATCACGCTGAAATGGTTGAGCGTCAGTTAAGAAATGGCGATTATATCGCACCGTCCACATCTACATTTAAACAGGTTGCTGACGATTGGATATCACAATATGCTAACGAAGTAAAAGTAAGTAGTGTCAGAGCACGCGAGAAAGCCATAAACCACGCCATAGAACGCTTTAACAATAAACCAATACAAACTATCAATAAACATGAATATCAACGTTTTGTAAACGATATAAGCGCACAGTATAGCAAGAATTATGTTGATAGCATTATAGCCTCTACAAATATGATATTTAAGTACGCATACGATATGAAATTAATAAGAATAATGCCTAGCGAGGGTATTAAACGACCTAAAAAGAAAATTAGTGTGGAAGAATTAGAAGATACTGAGATACATAAAAAGTTTCTTGAAAAAGATGAATTATTTCAATTCCTGGAGGTTGCTAAAAATCACCATTCACCCCAAAACAGCTTTGAGGTGTTTTGTACATTAGCATATACAGGCATGCGTGCAGGTGAATTATTGGCATTGAAATGGTCTGATATAGACTTTGAGAATAACACAATCAATATTACAAAGACTTATTACAATCCGAATAACAATAAAAAGCAATTTCAAATACTTACACCAAAAACTGAAAGCTCAATCGGAAAAATTTCAGTGGATCCTCATGTGATTAAATTACTTAAAAATTATAAAACCGACGTGCAGGACACATGGAAAAACGAATTGTATGTAGATAATAATTTCGTTTTTACTGATGTTAACGGCTACCCTCTTGTAATTAAAAAACTACAATTATGGATAAAAGCTATACTTAAAAAGACTGACATAACTAATAAACAAATAAGCACTCATTCATTTCGTCATACTCATTGTGCGTTACTTATAGAGGCTGGTGTGCATATTAAGGAAATACAAGAACGCTTGCGCCATAAAGATATAAATACCACTATGAACATCTACGCTAAGATTACGAACTCATACAAAAAAGACGCTTCTCAAAAGTTTAGTAAACTCATGGAAAACGTCTCAAAAGATTTATTTTAAAATTTCTATGACCAAATTATGACCACCCAATATTACAAACGTTATAAAATCGGCGTTTAACAGTCATTTTACATCATTCCCGGCATGCCACCCATGTTAGGTTGGTCATTATTTTTTTCTGGAATTGATGCTACAACCGCTTCAGTCGTTAAGAACATTGCTGCAACACTTGCAGCATGTTGTAATGCTGAGCGTGTTACTTTAGTTGGATCAACGATACCTGCTTCTAACATATTAACCCACTCGTTTGTAGCAGCGTTAAAACCAACACCCGGCTCTGCGTTTTTCAAACGTTCTACAATAACAGAACCTTCTAATCCTGCATTTTCAGCAATTTGACGAACTGGTGCAGTTAGTGCTTTAAGTACAATATTTACACCTGTTTCAATGTCACCTTCTGCTTCAATTTCACTTACTTTTTGGTAAACATTTACTAATGCAGTACCACCACCTGCAACAATACCTTCTTCAACTGCTGCACGTGTAGAATTTAATGCATCTTCAATACGTAATTTACGTTCTTTAAGCTCTGTTTCACTTGCTGCACCTACTTTAATAACTGCAACACCACCTGCTAATTTAGCTAAGCGCTCTTGTAATTTTTCACGATCAAAGTCAGATTCAGTTTCTTCAATTTGAGATTTCAATTGGCTTACACGTGCATCAATGCTGTTTTCGTCACCGTCACCATCAACAACAGTGGTATTATCTTTAGTTACTTCTACTTTACTTGCAGTACCTAACATATCAATTGATGCATCTTTTAAATCTAAGCCTAAATCATCAGTAATCACTTGCGCACCAGTTAAAATAGCTAAATCTTCTAACATTGCTTTACGACGATCACCGAAACCAGGCGCCTTTACTGCAACAGCTGTAAATGTGCCACGCATTCGGTTTAGCACGATATTTGTTAATGCATCGCCTTCAACTTCATCAGCTACAATTAAGATTGGACGATTAGATTGAACCACTTGTTCTAATAAAGGTAAGATATCTTGGAAAGACGAGATTTTCTTATCTGTTACTAAAATGTATGGGCGTTCTAATTCAGCAACCATTTTATCTGAATCAGTAACCATATATGGTGATTGATAACCACGATCAAATTGCATACCTTCAACCACTTCTAGTTCAGTGTTTAGTCCATTTGATTCTTCAATTGTAATGACACCATCGTTACCTACTTTTTCCATAGCTTCAGAAATATAACGTCCAATTTCTTCATCTGCTGCTGAAATCGCACCTACTTGCGCTATTTCATTTTTATTTTCAACTTTTTGAGAATTTTCATGTAATGCTTCTACAGCAACTTTAACTGCTTTGTCGATACCTTGACGTAAACCAACTGGGTTCGCACCACTTGTAACATTTTTCAAGCCTTCTTGAATCATTGCTTGAGCTAATACTGTTGCAGTTGTCGTACCGTCACCAGCAATTTCATTTGTCTTATTTGCAACTTCTTGAACTAGTTTAGCCCCCATATTTTCATATGGATCTTCTAATTCGATTTCTTTAGCAATCGTTACACCATCGTTCGTAATTAAAGGTGCTGTAAACTCTTTATCTAATACAACATTACGTCCTTTAGGACCAATCGTTACTTTAACTGCATTTGCTAATTGGTCTACACCACGTAACATTGCTTGACGTGCATCTTCAGAGAATTTCAATTGTTTAACCAT